TGTGTATTTAAAGTTATTCGAACTCAGTTTCAAGTCAGAATTCAATGCTCCGAATTCTCGTTTGATGCCTGATAGCGTTTTAGCTATATTTGTATCGTTCAGCGAAAGGTCAATCTGCAAACCTTTAATTCTTTCTGCCATTGTAAACCTCCTTTCTTACATGAACGCATCTATCATACTTGTCGTTTTAGTAACCTTTTTCTCAGCTTCTTCTTCGACTAATTCCATAAAAAAAGAGAAGGGCATATCCATTAATTCATTAATGTCTTTGCCCTCCTTCATCATTTTCCGCATGAAATCACGCATGTTCCGTTTATGATCTCTCCATGCGACAGTCTCACCACCTAAATCAGTCTCAGTAATTCCTTTTTTCTCTCTTCGTCCATCTGTCCCTGTGCGATGAATGAGATTTGTTCTCTCAATTCTTCTACTGCATCAGGTGCATGTAGTCCGTCGAGTAAGTCGTCCTTAGTGAACTGATTGTCATAAATGTTAACTACCATGTCTAACATTTGGTCCATATTCTGTTGTGCTGACGTTTCTTCTGATGAAGCACCGTCCATAAAATCTGCTGCGTCATAAATTTTTCTGAATGGAATCTGTGTTGGTGTTAAATAAGTATCGAATACAGGAGTTCCATCTTTTTTTACTTCTTTGATTAGTTTGATAAAATTACGTTTCATGTATATTACCGTCCTTTATATTTATAATTTTTATTTGCAAATAAAAAGAGGGGATACCCCCTCCATGATTAAACTTCTTTAATTAATACTTTGTTCTGCTTGTTAGCTTTGCTTGATAATTCTTCGATACGTGCCGCAGCCACCTTTTTATTAGCTGGTCTAGGGAATGTATCTCCGACTTGATAATGTTTCTTGTTGTCCTCTAAATCGATAAATTCAGCTACAACTTCATATTGCTTTGCTTTTGCCATAGTATATTACCTCCTATGCTCCTAGTCCTGATGTACCTGTGCCAAATACTGCTTTCCAAATTGCATCTCTCATTACAGTTGTTCCTTTTTCGTCGTGGCCAAGTAACATTGATTTTTCTTCAGTAAAGCCTTCAACTTTAGCTGGCATGAACTCTGCACTTGCTGAATCTGAACTGAATTCTACGCCATCTTCTTTAGTAGAGCCTTCTAATTCAGGGAATGTGAATAATCCTTTAGGAAGTCCAACGTACTCTTTAGAGCCATCTTCCATAGTCTTAGCGAATACTACTGCCACGTATGGTGGTGTGTCGTTACCAACAGATACGATACCATCTGATGATTTTTCTAATCCAAATAATGCTACTCGGTCTTCTAGTGGTAACTTGTGGAATCCTGCTTCAACTTCGATTGTTCCGTTAGATACTGCCATCTCAGCTACAGTGTTATCTCCGTACGCTTTCTCGATAGATTGGTCTTTTGATACTGAAATTTCTTGTAGATATTTGATGCGCTCAGGGTCTTTTACAACTTGAACTGCACCTTCTGCTCCATGCACTTTGTAATAAAATTCTGTAAGTCCTGTAAATGAACGATAATTCTTTTCTGCCATAATTAAATAGCCTCCTATTATTTAAAGTATTGTTTACCTTCAAAGCGTTTCGCTTGTCGGTATAAATTAAAATCTTTTATATATTCTGGTTTGATTGATGATGTCTCTCCGAATCCGAGTGTCTCCCACATAATTCGTTGTATTAAAAAAATGACCTTATCCGATACGATACGACCATTTACATTTGTCTTCTGTTTTACGAACACGTCTATCTGAAATAAGTAAGTGTAAGTCAAGTTATCGTCATCTGCGAAATCCGATGGAATCTGAGTAGATAAGGGGTCAATTACGACTACTGTATCTGTGACATCTTGAGCGTTCGGATAATCAAAGAATTTGATGTTTCGTTTGTCGACTAGCGACATCAGTTCCTTATTATTAGTCAACGCTTGATATACTTGAACTGTCATATCCTCCATAAATCTACCTCCTCGCCATCTCTTTTTTTACAGTAGAGAAATAAACGTCTCTACCTCTTCGCATTGCGTTTTCGATAACACCTTTACCGTCTGTATTAATCCATTTACCTGAACGATCATAATGTCCGTACTCGTTTAAATGAATGATATAGTGACGTTCGCTCTTATCCTGCCAATTAATTTTGACTGTGCGAACACCGGCGACTGTCATCGGTTTAGATACGTTTGTCGCCCTCACAGTCGCTCCTGTATCAGCGAACGAACGCATATCCTGCTTTAGTATCTCAACAACCTTATTCGCGCCTTTAACGAGTGCCTTATCGGTTATATCTAACATGCCACGCTTACCATATAAACTTTCTAACGTTCTCGTCAGTTCTTTATCGCCTTTTAGTTTCACACTCATTGCGCTTCTCCTACGACCTTTATATATCCGTTTACCTTTGCAGGTGCAACGTGTTTTATATTAAAGCTCATATCCTTATACAGCCCTGTCTGTATCGTAAACGTGTTACGCACAGTCGGTCTAAACTGTGGATATGCGTCACGTATGATAGCTGTAACCGACTGTTTGACTGTCTCTAAGTTGCCGAGTTGAACGTCTTTTTGAGATGGTTCATATAGTTCTGCAAAGCATTTATAAACTTCTGCATTGTCGCCATATCCGGCTTCTGGTCCATCACTTACTGATTCATTAAAGATGATGTAGTCATCTAATCTATTGATATTCAACGACTACACCCTCTTTCTCTCGCCATGCTTGTAAATCAGCACGTAACGATTGAATTAAAGCTACAGATGAGTAAGGTACTTCTTCTTTCTTAATTTCAGATGTGACTGCTCGATTGTCATAGTGATGTGCTAACGTGTTCATCACTGCCAAATTAAAAAGTGCGTTGTCCTCGAAGAATCTCTCATCTTCTTTACGTTGCGACACCGCACTCTTAACTTGATTGATTGATGATGGTAGATACATGTTGAGTATAAGTTCATCATCGAGTGAATGATCTACACGAATAGCACGCTTAATTGATTCAATATCATTAATGAATGACATTCGTCATCACTCCTTAAATTATGCTCCTAAACCACCGTCAGCAGCAGGTGTGAATGTTACGAAGAATCCTGCGTTTTTGTCTGCTTGTTTAACATCGAAACGGAATGCTCCCATTAAGTAACGTCCGTAGATGTTGTGGTCCTGCCAAGTTACAGATAAGTCTGCGCGGTCAGCAAAGAATACGCCACGTTTTAAGTCTCCGATAAACGCTTTAGCATCTCCGTTAGCACCTAGTAAATCGTCACGAACGACAACAATATCCATACCTAACACTCTGTTGCCTGCTGTGTTGATGATTGAATCTTGTAGTAAGTAACGACCATTACCATCTTTCAATGTATCTAACGCTTGGTAGAATGATTGAGTACAAACGATTTTACGGTCATACGCAGGGTCTAATGTAACGTTTACTAACGCTTTTAACTCGTCTACTGTTTTAACTTCTTTAGCTGTGAATGATTTTAATACAGTACCGATTTTTTCGTTTAACGTGTTGATTTTTTGCTCTTGAATGTTCTCAGCGATTAATTGTGTAAGATTAACTGCTGAATCTTGAATCGCTTCTTCTGATACAGGAATCGCACCACGATAAGTCGCTACTTCCCATGAAACGTTCTCGAATTCCGGTTTAGCTAACTCAGGGTTCTTCTCTAATTCTGCAACTGTGCTGAACTTCGCTGTAGCACGTTTAACGATAGGGTGTTTACCTGAACCTGATTTAACTTGTGTTTTTGTAACTAACTGCGATAAGTCTTGAACTGTCTTAACTTCTTTCTCAGGTGTATATGCTACATCTTCCGGGATCGTTACACCAACATCGTCAGTCTTAACGTTGTCACGCTTTGCTCCTTTTGTCTTGATGAAATCTGCAAAGCCTTGTACTGCTTGATTTTCTTCTGTGTTGTTTAAAATTTTCATACTTCTTTTCGCTCCTTCTTTTTCTTTGTCTTTTAATTCTTCGGGTACTTCTTCCTCTGTGACTTCTGCGACAACAACTTCTTCTTCTGTTTCTTCTACTTCTTCTGTCTGAGGTTCTTCTTTAACTTCCTCGACAACTTCGGGTACTTCAGGTGTTTCATCTTCAATGATTTCTAAACCATCGAATTCTTCTGCAATCTTCGTAAGTTCTTCATATTCTTTTTTCTGAACTTCGATGTCTGCTTTTAGCTGCTTAGCTTTTTCCAAGTCGCCGTTTTGAACAGCTTCTTGTGCTTGTGCGATTAATTCATTTAACGCTTTCTTGCGTTCTTCTAAATTTGCCAATTGATTTCCTCCTTATTATTTTTGGTCATAAAAAAATAAACCTTTTATTTTTGATTGGTCATATTCAGGACCAAGATTGATGGAATGCCACCATCGTGAGATACGTGGATAACCTCCTTAGAAACCGTTGATGGATAAATCGTCTAGTTCTAATTGAATTCTTATCGTTTGTAACTCTTTTACTTCTTCAATTTGTACTGCTCGTTGACCTACTGCGACTGACGTCTCTTTATATGCAGGTACTGTTACGATACTTACTTCATATAATTGGTCTATCTTATTGACTGTTTGAACATACGTCCCATTAATGTTCGACCAATTGATTGCGTTGTCGTCATCAGGTGGTAATGTATAGAAGAAACTACATTGTGATACGTTGCCTGCTTTGATATTCTCGTAAATATCACGAGCATATGATGTATTAGGCAGGAAACATTTGAAATATAGTCCTTTTTCATCTACTTTCAACTCTAACGTGCCTGCTTGTGTTCTCCCGATTATATATTTATAGTCATGATTGATTAAACACTTTACATCACTGATGTCTACACCATTCAAAGCATTTGGTGCGATAATCTCTTTAAAACCACCCAAGTCATCGCTTAATGTATTGAATAATATTGCATATCCTTCCACGATCATATCTTCTGTAGCGTCAACGTTACTGTTCGTCATCTTGAATCACCTCCTTTGACGGAGACGATAAGTTCGATAATGTCGTTCTGTTGAGTTCCACAAGTGGTTCATCGCCATTATCAATAGGTTTATAGCCAAATAAAGAACGTGCCTCGTTCGTTGTGATTGTTCCTTTGTGTTGTAACTCTGTTGTACGTTTCAATCGTAACTCAGGGTCAATATCAATCAATCGTGACGTATCGAATTCAAGTTCATAGTCTGTACTGATTAAGTTGAATATCTTCTTCTCAATCTCAGCGACAAACATCTCGAATATCGGGTACAACGTACTCTGTAGATACTCTAGGTTCGCTTGTGTGATTGATGTATTTACTGTCTCGATACCTAGTTTTGAGACAGGAAGACCGAATACTTTCGCAACCTGTGCTGTACTGAACTTATAAGAGTTTAAGAAGTTCAAGACTTCCGTCGGTACAGATAATCTGTTAAATTCCATCGTGTCGTCTAATGCGACTAATCCGCCGTTATTCTTAAGTTGACTGTTCGAAAAGTTATCCTTTAACTGTTGCAACTGTTCAGCGTTTATCTGACCTTTCTTATACTTCAGTACAGACGTTGACGTTCCACCATTCTCGAAGAAATCACGCAAGAACTTCTTACTGCCTTGTGATATTCCAATTTCATTCACTAAAGCGTATAAAGGCGAGTAACCGTTATAACCATCTAATGTAATATATCTAAAGTGCAGAATATCATCACGACTGATTCTGACGTTCTTATTCTCATAGTTCTGCGATACATTGTAGTAAACTTCATCATCTACTTCTATAAGGCTTACGAGGTCGTTGTGTAGGAAGTTTAATCCCTTAGGAATACCATTCTTCCCTCTGATGATTTCAACGTATGATGAGCCATTTAAGAGCATATTCGCTATGATAACGAACTTGAAGTGCCAACCCGATAAATACTTATCAGGTCCTTTGTTGAACATTTTCAGTACGTCATCAAACATCGGGTGCGTGTCATGTCCTTTAGTTTTCAACTTAGTTGATGCCACGTCGGCTGCAATGATTCGTACTGCTGTGAATATGTCACTGTTCCGTAATCCCGATACACCTGTATACGTTGAATGTATGCCATGTTCCTGCATGTAGATGATACGTTCTAAATCTTCGTGCATCTTATTATTTTTGAATCCTAAATCAAATAATGCCATCTATTCTTTTCACCCCCTCTCCTTACCTGTGTAGGACTGATTAAGTAGTCCTCCTACACCGATAAGAAGAATACCTGACATTATCCACGCTAAAGGCTGCCATACTAGAAATAAGCCATAGCATAGTGCTGCAAAGCCTAAAATAAACATCAGGATAACTACTATTCCGTAAAGTATCTTCATCTCTTACACCTCCTTACTTGCTAACAAAGTTACTAATCGTTTTCAAAACTCCTTTTGTTTTTGTTTCGTCGTTGTAGAATCCGTCTAACAAATCACGATTTTTATCACTAACTTCTCCACTTTGTTTATCCAACACTGTTTCAGTAAAATATAAAACTCTCCAATCAGGCGACTTTTCCCAATCAACCAAACCGAAAATTCTAGTGTGAGGGAAAGTTTGTTGTAATTTTTTAATTTCTTTCTCTTTCACTTCATCAACAATGAATACATCGTTCTTATCAAATAGTCCATCATTGTTTAAAATTTGAGTTGGAGATAACACTGTGACGTCCGAATGATTCTTTTTTATACTGTTACACCATCCAGCACTAGTACCAACGTATATCCCGTTGTGTTTTTTCGCTAATTTTAGTAAGCATGTAGTTTTTCCACTTTTTCTATTAAATATAGGTGCGAATAAGTAAACATTTTCGTCTGTTTGACTAAAACACCTTTCTAAATTGTCATAATTTATTACATTAATCATGTTTGTTCCCTCCTAAATGAACAGTGGTAGTATCGTGTCAACATCCCACTCGTATTCACTTGCGATAACGTAACCGAAAATTGTCGCCATGATCGGGTCTATCTTTTCTCTGTTGAGTTTCTTCTCAATCATCAGTGAATCGTTCACATTCTTTGCGATTGCGTTCTTGACTGCGATGTCGAGTAATGGATTCTGATGATGCTTTACTTCGCCATTAATGACTTTCAGTCTGAAATCGATGATTGGACTTGATAATGTTTGAATACCCTGTCTAATTTCGATAAGGTCAAACGCCCAATTACGCTTTTCTATTTCGGGTAGATATCCCGGAATTCCGAATGGATCATAACATAGTGCTTGAATATCCAAATCATTTTCGATGGTGTACTTCTCGATATAGTCAAGTACTTGAAGTGGATTGATGATACCACTTTGTAAATTTGTAATCGTGCAGTAGCCCTGTTTCTCAATTTCTCGATAATCTATCATGTCACGTTCAATCTTCGCCTGTAATCCACCCTTAGTAGCCACGAATGAATGTGATGTGACATAGAATTGTTTACTTTCTTCATCTAAATGTATGAACGACAACGCTGTTAAGTCGTCTGCTCGTGATAAGTCCATTCCGATGTAAGTCTTAGTGCCTTTAATGTCGAATTCCGTTTCATTCTTCTTCCAATCGTTGAAGTCGATGTAACTTTCTTCGCTTGCCTGCATCCAATAGTTAAAGTTCTTGACTAGCACCTTAAACATCGTGCCTTTTTTGACTGCAGCTGCAACACGTTTACTCAGATAATCTGTAAGTTGTTCTTTTAACTCGTCTGATTCGTTGATTAAAGGGTTTGACTTCGCCCACGTTGCGTCGTCTTGCCATTCATCTTCACTGTCTTGTTGAAATATAATTGTGAAGTATTCATCGTCGTTATAATTTTCATTCAAAATATCGAGTGAGTAAGGCAATTCTTCTGTATATAACGGACTGTTGAGGTTAAATCCTGCTGTTGAGATGATAAAGATTAATGATTGCAGTAAGTTACCCTGACCTGATTCGATAAGTTCTATCATCTCGTTTGTTTTAGCTGCGTGGTATTCATCGATAACTGCTAAAAAAGGCTCGAAACCGTCAATAGCACCTGTATCTCTTGATAAAGGCATGACGTACGAGCCATCTTTTAAGTTCTTTAATTCTTCTCTGACCTTTTTAAACTCTTTCTTAACTTCAGGACGTTGTGATATAAACCACTGCATCTGCTTTGCCACCATGTTGAACACGATACTGGCCTGTTTCTTGTCATTCGCAGCACAAAAAATTTGCCTTCCCTCTTTAGGTTCTCTATCGAATATGAATGAGTATAAGGTCATACCACTTATCAGAATCGACTTCCCCTGCTTACGTGAACATGTGATATTCGCTTTCTTGAATCTTAATGTATCTGTATCTTCATGAAACCACCCACGCACACTTGCAACGATAAACTTCTGAAATAGCCCCAACTTGTGAAACTTACCTTTTGTATCAGGCAGTGCCTCAATAAACTTGATAACCTTTTTCGCACGTATAGGCTTGTATACGTAATGAAAACTGTCGTCTGTATCGATACGTTGTAAATCTTTTAAGTGTCTCACACACGCTTGTTTCGTCTCCTTACAGGTCACGTATTTACCTGTTAGGACCAATAAACAGTATTGATAAGCGTCATCTTTATATTCATCAGCTACATTGAACAGTTCGATATAGCTTTTAGGTATATTAGTCATCTTCATCAACACCAAACTCATCAAATATCGACTTCGCTTTATCCTGTTGTTCAGGTACGACTAATCGCATACGTGAATCGATTGTCATTCCTAAAGAACTACATATCGATTTCAACTCTTTAAGTCCGTCCATGTATACCATGAAATGACCTGTCTTCTTAGTGTTATCTTCGCTTACTGCACCATGCTCCAATACATTCGCATAAGCATTGTCTGTAATGTCGACCAACTGGCAATATCTTTTGATACGATCATAATCTAAATCAGCGATAGGTAACTGTTCGAGTAAAGGAACTACTCTGAGCCATTCGCTCTTTGCTCCGTCTGATAAATCTTCAGGTACGTTGTCGGCATCGATACGTTCAAACTGTTCAAGTACCGATTCAATGTTTTCTGCTTCTTGCAACTGTTCTTTTGTGTGATTTCCTGTTTTTACTGCATTTAATTTACGTGGTCTAGCCATTTTTACACCTCCAATCCCTGTTATAAGCCAATTTCAAATATTGAGTTTTTGGAATTCGGTCGCAAAAGGG